TTACACGTTTGGCGTAAAACCGTACATAGATTGCATACAAGAAACCCTTAGCGCGGATAACGTGCTACCACGCGGCACCGGTGTTATGTTTGACATTGAAAGTTACCTAGCCAACGAATACGACACAAACGTAGAAGTACAAGAAACGCCCGAGGAATTGAGGGAAAGTAATGCTTAGATTAGCCCCGCAACAACTGACTTTAGACGCCGCGCAAGGTGACGCGCTGCCACGTCGTACCCTTGCCGGCGTCGCTATCCAATACGGGGTAGACGCTGTGGTATCTGACGGCCAAAAGGTACGTTTTGAAAAAGGTTCTTTACCTCTCGAGGGTAAAAAACCCAAAATGTACTTGTACCACAATTCTGAAATGCCTATAGGCGTTGTCACGAACCGTACCGAGGTTGACGATTACGTAATGTTTGAAGCCAAAATTAGTGAAACGGCTTTAGGTAATGAGAGCCTACAACTAGCCTTGGACGGCGTTTTAGATAGCCTTTCCGTTGGGGCAATTCCCGAGGAATTTAGTTTTGACGAAGCCGGCACCATGATTATTACAAAGGCTTCGTGGCAGGAATTGTCGCTTTTGCCTTATGGCGCGTTTGAGGCCGCCAAGGTAGAACGGGTGGCCGCGAGTATCCACCAAAACGAAAACGAAGTAGAGTTAAATAGTGAACAGGACACAGAAAAGGAAGTAACCGAAATGTCAAACCCAGTAGAAACCCCTGCAGTTGTTGAGGCTTCAACAGTACAAACCATTTACGCACAACCACGTAAATTGCGTTTGCCTAGCACGTCTGAATACATTGCAAGTTATGTGCGCGGCGGTGCAGATTTTGCACAACTAAACGCAAACATTAACGCAGCACGTATCGAAGCAGCGCCGGGCGTTGCGCCATATATTAATACTGAATCGACGCCAGGAATTTTGCCAGAAATCATAACCGGCAGCACGTACGATTCGCTTAACCCAATCAGACCGTTTGTGTCGGCTATCGGTACACGCGCAATGCCAACAGCAGGCGCAACTTTCCGCCGTCCAAAAATTACAACTCGCCCAGTTGTAACACAGCAGGCCGCACAGTTTGACCCGCTTAACGCGTCAACCGTTGTAGTTTCAAATAACGACGTTTCAAAACTAAGTTTCGGAACATACGTCACCGTTTCCGAACAAGATTTGGACTGGAGTGACCCGTCGTCAATTGACATCATTCTTAACCAGTTGGCTATCGCTTACGGACAAGCAACCGACAACTACGCCGTAGACACTTGTCATGCAGCAATTACACAAACCGCAAGCGTGGCCGACACCGCAGTAGGTGCCGATTGGGTTGCAGCAATTTACGACGGCGCCCGCCAAATTTCGGAAACGTCTAACTACTTGCCAACGCACATGTTTGTAACGCCTGCAAGTTGGGCAGCCCTCGCGGCGTCAACCGACGACCAAAACCGCCCAGTATTCCCATACACAGGCGCACCAAACCTTATGGGCCAAAACGCTGCCGGCAATTCGTCAGCAACATCATGGAACGGCAACCCACTTGGGTTGGTGTTGGTTGTTGACAAAAACGCGCCCGGCTCATTCATGGGACACGCTGCAGGCCCTGCCGCAGGCTTCGAATTCTACGAACAGCAAAAAGGCGCTATCAGCGTTGAAGTACCGGCAACAATGGGCCGTACGATTGCTTTCCGTGGTTACGCTGCCGGCTTCATGGCAGACGCCACCAAGTTCGTCAAGTTCGTCTGATAACCGAAAGGTAGGCCTTTATGGCCGTCTATTCGGTCACACAAAAGTATTTAACCGATAACTACGCGGTTGTAGTACTACTAACCAACGCCGACCCACTCGAGGTTGGCCAGTCCGTAACTATTGCGGGTGTTGACGCGACCTTTAACGGTACCTATACCGTGCGTGAACTACCGCAGTATTACTTTACTGGAGTAGACGAGCAGGGTTTCTTTCAGTACGACCTACAAGCACCGATTGAAAACCAAGTACTTGTAGCCAAAACCGCAGCAAATGTAAACATTGTCGCGGCTACTGGCACGTTGACTACTACGCCTACTTGCACATGGGTAACCGCAGATAGTCAGGTAGAGGATTGGTTAGGAATAGGAACCGCTACGGCAGCCGACCAAGCCTTTATAACCCAATGCAGGTTGAGTGCCAACGAATTTGCCTACAGGCGTAGAGCCGAGGCCGGGTACCGCAACGAAAGCCTTACAACGGTGCCTAACGCGTCTGTACTACTTGGAACTATTGCTTATGCGGGTTTCTTGTATAGGCAGCGTGGCTCGGTAACAGACTTTGCCAGTTTTGACGGTCTTGCAGCCGGTGGCAGCATGGGCCTTAGCCCAATGATTAAACAACTACTAGGCGTAGATAGGCCGGCGGTTGCGTAGTGCCTGTTGCATACACCGACCTATTTAACGAGGCCTTAGACGACCTTACAGCCACGTTACAGAGCATCACAGGGCTACAGGTAGTAAACGACCCGCGTAACCTTGTGCCGCCTTGTGCTTTTATTGACGCGCCAAGTTTCGTGGCATGGAACTACAACATAGTTAAATTAACGTTCCCGGTACGCCTAATTACCCTTGGCCCCGGCAACCTCGACGCGCAACGTAGCCTTATGAACATGGCAGCAAAAGTGTTAGCCAAGAATGTTGCGGTAACAGACGGACGGCCAACCATTGCCATAATCGGTGGCGCCGAAATGGCCGCCTATGATTTAACAATAGAAATGCAAGCCCAAACAAGTTAGGTGCCTATGTACATTATTAAAAGTCCTCGAGTAGGTGAAGTTGGTACAGAGTTTGTACCCAAGCCCGGCGTACAGGTTGCTGGCCTTATTTGGGGCGGCTTCATTGAGGAAGTAACAGACGAAGCAACCGACGAAGTATCCACACAAGAACCTAAAAAAAGTGCTAAAAATAAGAAAGCAACGAAAGAGGATTAAACACCATGGCTACAAGTACTTACCTTTCCAACCCAGTAGTAACCGTCAACGCGGTAGACCTTTCCGACCAATGCACGGCGGCAGTATTTACACAGCGTTACGACCAACTTGAAAACACCACGTTTGGCAAAACAGCGCGCACCTACCAGTCAGGTTTGGGCAACCACGAAGTAACCCTTACCCTTTACCAGTCGTACGCAGTTTCAGAAACTTTCGCTACTTTGGAAAACGTCGTAGGCGGTTTGGTAAACGTAATTGTTAAGCCTGCAGTTGGTTCCGATAGCGCAACTAACCCGGGCTTTACCCTTACCGGCGCGTTGCTTTCAGAATTTCCAGTAATTAACGCAACCATGGGCGAATTGTCCACCATTGACGTTACCTTTGTTGGTGGAACTTACACCGCAGACGTAACACCATAAATAGAGCCGAATAAACGGCCCGACACGAAAGTAGGCACTAATGCAATTAACCCTTGAAGTAACCAACCATGAGGGTACGTACCAAGTAAGCACCAATCTATTTACCATTGTGCTATGGGAACGACGTTTCAAACGCAAAGCAGCCGACATGGCAAACGGCATTGGCGTTGAGGATTTGCTATTTCTAGCGTGGGAAGCAAGCAAACAAGCCAAAATTGTTGTACCTGCCGATTTTGACAAATACTGCCAACAGGTAACCAACATTGAAGTAACCGCACAAGAGGCCTCAAACCCTACCCAAGCGGCACCTACCGACGGCAACTAGCCGAACTGTTAATAGCAACAGGGTGGGCGCCGCATTGGTATAGCGCTACGTTTGACACACAAGATTTAGCAACGGTGGCTAAAGTTTTGGGAGAACGAAACAAAAGGTTATAGACATGGCCCAACCAGTACTACAAGTAAAAGGTATTCAAGAAACCTTGGCCATTCTCAACAAAATTGACCCTAAATATAGGCGCCAAATTACCGTACGCATTAAAAATAGCGGCGAAAGAATACTTACCGAAGCCCGCAGCATGGTTGCCTACTATGACAACAGCAAAGGCAACGGCGCGCCACTTTCCGGTATGCGACGTGGCAACCTAATTAAAGGCCGTGAAACGTCATGGAAAACCGACCAAGTGCAAAAAGGTTTTAAAATTAAAGTTGGCGTGCGCGCTAGTCGAGAAAGATACGTAGATTACGACAGAGGCGGCTACACCGAACAAGTTGTATTTGGTGCCAAACCGTACCGCCTTATGGTTGTGCAATCTACCGACCCGGCAGGCGTTATCTATGACCATGCAGGCCGACACACAAGCAGCCTATTTGTCACAAACCTAAACAGTCAAGAGGGTGGCCAACCTCGAGTAATTGACAAAGCCGTAGAAAAAAATAGACCTGCAGTACAATCAGACATACAAGTAGTAATTTCAGACGTTGAAAAGAAAACAAACCGCGAACTAAAACAGAGGGTTAAATAATGGCAATTAACATACCTATTATTACCTCGTTTGTTAATACGGGTATACAGGCCGCCGACAAACAACTAAAAAGTTTTGGTACAAGCGCTAAAACCGTTGCCGGTGCTGTTGGCGGTTTAAGCATTGCTTTTAGCACAGTTAAAAGCGTTGTTGGCCCTGCCATTACTGCAGCTTCCAATATGGAGGAAAGCCTTAGCAAAGTAAACGTAATTTTTGGTAAAGGCGCCGACGAGGTAGAAAAGTTTGCACAAACCGCCGCCCGTCAACTTGGCCAAAGTAAACAATCGGTTTTAGACGCTGCCGGTGCTTTCGGTACGTTTGGTAAAGCTGCTGGTTTATCGGGTGAGGATTTAGCGGTATTTTCTAACGATTTTACAACGCTTGCTACTGACCTAGCCTCGTTTAACAACACAAGCCCCGAGGAAGCCGTACAAGCTATTGGCGCAGCGTTGCGTGGCGAAAGCGAACCTTTGCGCCGTTATGGTGTTTTGCTTAATGACGCGACACTAAAACAAGAGGCTTTAACTCTTGGCATTTATGACGGTAAAGGCGCCCTTACTGCACAGCAAAAGATTTTGGCGGCCCAATCCGCTATTTATAAACAAACAGGCGACGCGCAAGGCGATTTTTTACGCACAAGCGACGGCCTAGCCAACAGCCAACGCACATTACGCGCCGAATTTGCAAACCTACAAGTAGAACTAGTAGCAGGCGGCCAAGAGGCTATAACCGGTGCGGCAGGTGTTAACGCGTTAGTTAATTCGGTTAACAGCGTTGCCGATATGTTAGGCCTAGACGCCGCAGGGCGTTTCTACCAAGCCGGTGTAGACCAAGGCACCGCCCTAGTTAAAGGTTTGGAAAGCGTTTTAGCCAAATATGAAACAATTCTAAAAAACCCTAACCTTTCAACTAAACGCCTACAAAGTTTGTTAGGCCAAGTAGAAACCGACATAGCTTTTACTAAAATTACGGCAGGCCAAACCATTGTTAGCCCACAACCAACCGCAGCAGCTAACGCGGCAGGTATAGCCGAATTTCAAGCCATGCGCGGCGTGACCAACAACTACACCGTAAACGTCAATGGTGGCATGGCAACCGCAGCCGAAATAGGCCGCGTAACAAACAACGGTTTACGTGCTTTTGCCCGCGAAAAC